CTTTTTTATCTTCATCTAAGTCTTTCATTTTCTTATGAAGATCTTGAAGTTTCTCTGTCATGTCTGAGACATGCTTCATTGCCGCTACAGCAACTTCATACGCTCTTGGGTGCCCACTTTCCTGAGCAACCTCTAACGCACCTCTGACCGCCTCCTGACCCTGATCTATGAGTGAGTAAAGTTCTCCTCTGGTATATCGGTAATCTTTTTCCCGATCATCCTCATCAACCTTAGGTGGTTGTGGTTTACATGGTTTTGATTCCTCAACAGGTTCAGCACTAATGTTGAGGACATCTTCCATATTTTCTTCTAGATTACTCATAAGAATTCCATCCCTTCATTGAATCCAAAGTCATCTGTGGAGACTACAAATTGATCATCAGCAGCATCAACTTGTCCATCTTGATTATAATCAACTTTTGCTTTAGGAGTGTATGACAATTCAACATGTCTCTTGTTAACATTAAGATCTCCAATAGTCTCAATGACACGTGCCTTACGAATAACATCTGCCTTGGTGTAGGGACCATAGATGTAAGACTTCGCAGTAAATGATAAAGTATATGTAATAGATCTTCTTGTAGTAAAATCTTCTTCCCAATCATCCTCAAAATTTACACTGTTGAGAACAAAAGCAACATCCCTAATCTCATCCATGTCAGGAATAAATTTAATACTTACATTTAATGATGGTTGAAAAAATGGTAAAATTTGTTCTAAAATTTGCAGTCCATCGTCTTGCGACTTAGCGATAATACCAACCTCAAATCCAATGTTGTATGGTACAGGAACGTATTGAGTTCTTACTTCGTTTCCATTATCTGCAATAACAGCTTTATATTTTTGAGTAGCTGCTGTTTTTCTTGTACTGTCATAATCAATGCTTGACATTTCAAAGTACATTCTTGGTAGAGTAATAGATACCTTTCTACCATCAGAAGGATTACCTTGTAATGGATACAAGAATTTTTGTTTAGGTCCATAAGCAAGAGGAACTTTTTCAGTTTCCAATACTTGACCATCAACAGTTTTTTTCAATTCAATATTATTGAATAATGTTCCAAAAGCGATTACGGTTTTTCTAACCGCTTCATTATAAAATTGTGTTCCTAACATTAGAAGCTACCTGTAAAATTACCAAACTCACCGAATGGGTTTCTTTCGCCCCAATCAATAATATTATCCGCACTATCTTCTATTATTTGATTTTGATCAAACTCAGTGCTTTCATTATCTATGGTAGAGAATGAACCTAATGTATATATGGCATTAGATTCAACCCCTCTAATCATGTCACCATCAAGGAAGTTACCTGTGCGGTTCATAACTTCTAATGTGTAAGTAGAACCATTCCAATCAGCAACTTCAGCAATGGATGCACTATCTAAATCAAACATTGTTGCACGTGAACCACTAGTGGTAGTTTCTGTATATGCATTTATAATATATTTTAAATTTGCTGAGTCATAGTAAAACAACCCTGGAACACTAGTAGCACTTGTTCCATTGAAAGTGTAGACATAAGATATTCTAGTGTCTTCAAATTTCCAATAGAAATATTTTTTCTGTACTGTAGTTGCATATACTGGATCAAATCCACCAAGAGCAGTCACTTCAATAATACTATTTGATGATGTCCATGTCCTACTACCACTTTGTTGTACCATTCCACCAATAACAACATGCTCATCTTTTATAAAATTAACTGGACCAGCTGGTGGATCTATAGTAATTGTTGGGGGATTTTGAGGATCATAATTTAATCCACCTCCGACTACCAATAATGAAAGAACTCCACCATCACCAATAGTTGTTTCTATATTTCCGCCAGTACCAGATCCGGTATTAATTGTTACTGAAGGTGCTGTGCTATATCCAGTTCCTTGTGTAACTACTGTTGCTGTTGATATAGCACCATTAGAATCAACAGTAACTGTTCCAGTAGATTGTTCTCTTGTAGGGATACTAAGAGTAAGGGTTGTGATGTTACTGAAATCTCTTTCAATATCGTCAATTTCTTCAATCCCTGTGTCAAACTTGTCTGCTCCTTGCTCGTAGAGTTCAGCAGTAAGAACATAAAAATACTGTTTGCCCAATTGGAAGAATGGTTGTTCTCTCTCAACATACTTGATTTCGTAAGTATCTTCTGTCAATGGAAAATATATTAAATCTCCTTCGTTCGGTCTACCATCTACTGCTAAATTCATTGCAGGATTTGCAGATTGTTCCCACCTTCTTCTAGAAACAACAAATGTAATTTCGTCAGTAATTCTTAAACCAAACTTACTAACAAATTCATTGCCTGCTCCAAATCCCTCAACATTAACTAGCATCATTTCAATCATATAACTTTGATTGAATTCTGATTGAATAACTTCTCCTAAAGTTTTATCTTTAATTTGAACCCTAGGAACGTAATAAACATCAGCACCGAACAATTTAATTTGTTCGTCTACTAAATCTTGTACAAGATTCTGTTCGGTTTTATTACCACCGTATTGTGGGAAGTATACCTTTTTCATCCGATCATATCCATTGGTGGAAGTTCATATGTACTGCTAGATTTTTCCATTAAAGCAGCAATTTCTTTTTCTGCATCGTCATATAGTTGCCTACCATTCATACTGACACCACCTGGAAGTTGAATGCCATTAAATTTAATAAGGTTCTGACCCCACTGTCTTTTAATTAATGCGGTAGAATATTTTTTAATGAACGGATCGTTATACACTTGAGTAAACGTTTCTGGATCAAGTGCTCTAAAACAATCAATAAGTACCCACTCGTCTTTCATAACTCTTTTTGGATCAATATCAATATACAAACGATCTTGTCTGCAATTAAATCTATATGAAATCAATGAACCAGTATTGATAATCATATCAATATTTTCAAAGTGTTGCTTTATCATGTAGTAGTTGACCATATCAAAACCACCAAAAGCAAGACCTGTACCTGATGCATTTGAAAACAAATCCATCAAATAATACTGGTTGCTCATACCAAACATATTATTTCTTACAAAGTTTGAACTGATACCATATACTTTACTGATACCAAATATATGATCAGGAACTTCTAAGTAATTTTTTCTGTTCTCCCAAGTTGCTGCATCCGGAGCAGCAGTAGAAACTGTTTCATCTTCCGATGTAAACCTTGTTATATCATCGTCAGTAAACTGGTGCTTGAGGTACATTCTTTCAACACCATCATAGTGACGCTCACGATAATATTGCAATGCATCATCAATAGCATCGTCAACTTGATCGTCATCTATATTGATCTCTAGAACTGGGAACCCTAATTGTCTTAAACAATAGTCCCTTAGCTCGGACCTGCTAGAAGGTTGAGCCATAAAAAAATACCCCTAGTTTCCTAAGGGTATTTATAATTCCTAATGATGATCAGAAATCAATTGGATTTGCTGCATAAAATGCTGGTCTCCAGTCTGCATCAAATGCTTCAATTTCTGCTTCGGTGGTAAGAGGATTTAATAAAAGTTCATGAGCATTATTAGCATCACGTGCTGCTTGTCTATATGCAGCAACTTTTGCTTGTCTAGTTTTTACACCAGCACCTTCCAGTTCATCTAGTTCTTCTGCTCTTTCCTGTCTCCACCCAATTTCTTCAAGAACTTCTTTTACATATGTCTTAATATTATTACGTTTGTCCTTTCTACGTATCTCAATACGGTTCTGTATTGCTTCTTCCCTTAGAAGAACTTTTTGTTCTTCTAATGTTTTACCTGGAAATCTATTAACAACTGCAGTTTTATCAGAATTTAATGTTAAACTATCAAGTTCTTCTGCAGTTTTATCGTAATCATATTCTACACAATAGTCACCTGATGGCAATTCTTCTCCATCAAAAGGATTGTTCTCAAATATATTATTGGGTACAATTTCTGATTTTGGATCCGTACTAAAATAAATAAATGCCATCTTACTACTTTTGTTTATTGTTATTTATATTTTTAATTTTGGTTTGATTCCAATTGAGATGTAAATAGCGATGTATTATACATTGATGGAATTAAGAATGGATATCCTGTGCTATTTCCTACATTGTCTAGCAGATAAGCACTTCTATTACTATTCCAATCACTAATTTCATCACCATTATTTCTTCTCATAAATTCATAATCAAAGTCAACAACTTTATAGTATGCACCAGGATTATCGTTATTTTGATCTCTAATAAAGACCATTTTGTTCTTACCTAAAGGAGCAAGAGTTCTTCCATAACTACTATCCTGAGACATAAACTTCAACCACTTACCATCACTGATTCGTACAACTACGAAAGCAATTCCCGATCCATAGTAATACATTGGACAATATGACCACCAATACTCACCATCACTTGAAACTTGCCATCTAGATCCAAATTTAACTCCTTGCTCATAACCATATGAGGTAGTATAAGTTGGATTCCATATAACACCATCGTAAGCGCCATTGGATTGCCAGTGCTCCATGACCGCACCATTACCAGGAGTCATCGTAAATGCATATACTTGTCCGTCGTCAGTAATGCAAGTTTGACACCTATATCTTGCCTCAGCCTCACTAGAATAACTTCCGTAAGCTCGCGCATTACCTGTATCATACGGAGTTGCCTCCGAAGATGCAAGTTTCTGATAAATCGGTGCATCGCTATTTGATTTCGGAGCATTTGCATCATCAGTTCCGCTATAAAAACTACCAGACAAAGATAATGCTCTTAGATCATATCCAAAGTTATTGTAAACAATTGGTTGCTTATAACCATCGTTATTTGTTTGCATAAGAACAAGTTTCTTAGCCTTTGCATTATAACAACTGCTGCCGAACATGCCACGATCAGTAGTAGTGCTGGTGTTAGGACCAGAGTCAGTAACGATAGGAACATTAATAAAGTTACTACCACTCATTTCCTTGCAATTATAATATTTAATTGTATTTCGTGGACCGAAATACATTCTATGGTAGGCATCTCCAGAATCATTATTAGTAAACCACGCCCAATCTTGATTGATATCGCCTACAATAGAATTAACATCTCTAAAACCATATGCTGCACGATTTACTCCAGGCCAACCTCTAACATAACCCGCAGTTTTAGTATACTCTGAAACACTTGGATATCCGATATGTCCTAGGTAACCAACATTACAGGTATTTCCACCACGATTTGTATTTGAAGAAACATGACTTGTAGTGAGCATGTATTCATCACCGGAATAACTGTTCCAGAATTCTGGAGCGTAAGAAGAATATGTTCTAAACTGGTTATAGTGATAATCACCATCGCCAGAATATTTTGCAATTGGTTCTAGGTTATGGTCAAAAAGAAACCATCCACCACCATACACAGTTTGATCATTAGAAAAAATTGAAAAACATGGTTGGGTATATGGATCCTGAACCTTTGATTTTACCGTTGCAGGTTTTGTGGTGATACTTCTTGCCATTTGTGTTACTCAGTATTTTTTACGGTCTTAATCTAATTTATTTAGTTGAATTGTTCTTTAACATTAAACTGTTGCAATTCTGCTTCTGTAGTTAAAGCATCTACTGCAACTTCTGCTTCATTAGATTTAATCCGAATTGAATTTCTTTCATTAAGCCACGCAGTTATAGCATCTGAGTTACCATTAGCAAAATCTGCATCACGTGCTTTAGTTTTTTTCCAATTTAATTCTGTAATTAAATCATTAGCATCTAGTTTAATTGTTTTTATTAAACTCTTTTTCTTAGCTGCAATACGAGTCGCTACATCTTCAATTTCAATTAAATCTTTCTGCTCTTCAATAGTTTTACCAGGAAATTTATTTGAAACTGTGACACCATCAGCATTTAACTTTATAGAAACAAGATAATCAGTTTCTTTCCATTCATATTCAATAACGGAAAGCATTCTATCATCTGGATTTACATTAGCCAGTGCTTGTTTCTCGGTATCATATACACCAATAGCGCGATCATCTGTAAGATTATATACAATAAATGACATCTTTATAGCTCCGAAATGTTAGGCATATGTGGTTCTGAACAAAATAATGAAGTATCATATTTTGCCGGGATACAGCATGGATAAGTTGTACTGTAATAACCACATTCAAATGTGTGTGTTGCTAGACATCCGTCTAGAGAAATATCTTCTCCATAAGTGCGGTTATCCATTTCATATTTAAGATCAATCGCTCCAATTCTCATTCCAGCACCACCATCACCATTTGCCGTCTTAGCCCAACCCATTGAGTTTGGTCCAAGTGGGAAAGGTTGTCTTCCATCACCACTATCATTGCTTTGATACCTGAGAAGTTTTCCATCAGAAATTCTGATCATCATTACATAAGCACCTGCTCCGTAATAATATGATGCACAGTATGCCCAAGCAAACTTACCATCACTTGAAACTTGCCATCTAGATCCGTACTGTCTACCTTGCTCATAACCATAAGAGGTAGTCCAAGTATAAGTATGATGATGATGTCCATTCTGAGATAATTGACCATCAGTCGTTCTCTGATCCTGTGATTGATCTGATCCTTTCCATCTCCACCAACTAGCTCCATTACTTGGAGTCTGAACAAAGACTACAATATCTCCATTATCACATAAGAATGGAATTGGTCTATATCTAGCTTCATCATTACCAGATTGCTGACTATAAGCAGTCCAGGTTTCTATCTGTTGATATTCAGTAATGTTTGCGGAATTATTAAAGAATTCGTGAAGAGAACTATTACTATTGGTATCACTTTGTGCAGAAAAACTCTCTGCATATATGTCCTTATTATTATGTGCAAAGGCTCGCAAATCCGGAACATTGTTATAAACAATGGGTTTAAACCGACCAGTACTGGTGGTCATAATTACGCAAAACTTATTTGTTTTTTTGTTATAGCAACAACCGCCATAAGTTGCGTAGTAAGTTTCAGCATTACCATCTCTATTCGCAAAAGATCTAGGAAGAGTCGTTTGCTGTTTATACCTTCCATTAAATTTAGAATTATAATAATCAGTTGCCGATCTGGACATAAACATCAATTGATGCGCTGTGTTCCCAGCTTCACTGGAATAAATTGCATAATCTTGATGCGTTTCATTTACAATAGGACAACAATCCCTGAAACCATAAGCTCTATAACTTGTTCCATTATCACGACCAGCCACGTTCCAACCGCCAATATTGCCAGCACCAGAACCACCAGAACTATGAGACATATGTCCCAGGTATCCTGTCATGCAAGTATGGGATACATAATAACCAGCGTTAGAAGATGCACTAGTACCAGTTACGGTACTTGTATAACTTCCACTATCTTCAAAAAATTCGGAAGCAGTAGTTGTATAGGTTCTAAATGACCCATATCCTCCGTTACTACCTTCACCATGATCTGCAGCCACAATATTAAAATTGTGATCATATTGAAAATATCCCCCACCACCGCTGTTGTCCAGTGAATAGACAGTGAAACACGGTTGAGAAAATGGGTTTATAGTTTTTTGTTGGGATGCAACCGATGCGGTTGTTAACTTGCGAGCCATTAATTTGTCCTATTATAGTAACTGTTCAGAATTATCAAGCGTTTCCGTCAATACCATATGCTACTGCAGAAATTCCAACTGCAGATGACCAAATTTGTACGCCATTTGTTTCATCAACAACAATACCGGTTCTTTCAAGGACACCGTTTGCTGGTAAAGTAACACCATATTCAATATGATCAGCATCTGCTACAGTTGTAGTGCTTGCTAATGCTAGTCTTACGGTAATATTACCTGAAGTTCTATTACATACATTTACTGTACATACTTTTGTTTTACCTGAACTTGCTACGGGAACTAAAGTTTCCCAAGTTGAGGCGGACGCAACGTCCACCTTTGCATATACTCCTGACGCCATGTTAATGCTCCTTGTTAGATCTTGCTTATGGTGTTATGATTATTTATAATTACATTGCGGCAATGAAATAACCAATAGCGGTTATTTCAGTGGTTGCGTTATCAACGTATGTCTTGACTGCCAACTGAGTTGGAACTGATATATCATCAGCAGAGTCACCAGCAAGAGTAACATCATTGTCAAATGATACACCCAGTACTGTAGTTTCAGTTAGAACTGAAGTTCCGTTAACGTGATATTCCTTAGAACCAGCAATATCAACATGCTCCGAAAGAACCCACTTATCACCGGATGCTGACCAAGAAATAGTCTTGTCGTTACCAGCTTTTACGGTAATACCACCACCGTCTCCAGTGATATCTGAAGGTCCACCAGCACTGAATATCGCACCAGTTGCACTACCACTACCTTGGAATACAGCACTTAACGTAACTGTACTTCCATTAACAGCAGAAACTGTGTATGAACCAGACATAGTGACTGTACCGCCACCGGATGTTAATCCGACAGCAACACCAGGTGCGAGGTTAGTTGTATCACTTACATTAGTGATATCAGTTGAACCGGAACTGATGTCACCAGTAAAAGTACCGGAAGCAACTGTACCAAGTTCAATGTTACGATCTTTAGAAGTAACAGTAACGGAATTGACCGAAGTTGTAGTTCCCTTAACAGTTAAGTTTCCTCCAACTGTAAAGTCGGAACTAACTGAATTCAGTGTGCTGACATAAGTAACGACTGCTGCCTGAGTAGGAACTTTCTCGTTACTGTTCTGTGCCATCGTGCCATCAGTTGAGAATTCGTTAATAGCAGCACCCAACTGAGCACCGATAGAACCAAGTCTCAAACTTGATAGACCAGATAGGTCAAACGCAGAAGCATCTAGAGTTGCTTTACCAGTTGCCTGTTCAACTTTAAAGTACTTACCAACTGCAAAGTTACCATCTTGGTCAGTAGATACGTAGTAAACACGACCAGGACGTGATTCGTCAGTTTCCTGTGAAGGAACATTTGGTGATAGGGGAAGACCAGGCCAATTTGTATTCGCTTTGCTTCCAGTACCAACGTCTAGGAAATCGTGTGCAGTTAATCTAACTTGAGAATAACGATAACGAATCTTGAAGTCTTGACCATCGCCAGCAGCGATTACTTTCTCGTCAGCAAATAGTAATGTAGTAATACCAGTGGTATCAGGAGTTACTGCAGAGACAAGGAAGAATTCATTATCAACCTTAACAAAATCATTTGCTTCAAAGTTAAGGTCCGCACGTTTGATACGTAGGAAGAGTTGTGCATCTGTAGCATCTTCAATTAGTTCATCTTGTGAAGTAACCTTAGTCTGATAAATGCTTACTGCATCACCCTGTTCATGATTTTGTGCAACAGTTCCGTCTTGTGCCCTAGCAACTTCAATTTGGTCTGCAGCGATAATTGCTACAACCTTGAAGAGTTCCTGGTTAACAACAACATAACCGTTTGCAATCATTCCAGTAACGCTTGCAACACCCATGATGTATGGTGCTGCTTCAGTACCTGTTGAGGTAGAGTTGATAGCACCACTCAAACTGGTTGATACAGCAGTTGCGTTTTCTGGGTAGTGTGTTACACTAGTAGTACCATTATGCGTTGCTGCAGTTGATCCTAGAGCGCCTCTGCTGACTGTTAGCGAACCTCTACCATCTGGAGCAGTATAGCTGGAGTTGGAGATAACGTATGAACCAGCGTCATCATTAGATCCATTATCCTGCATCTCAACAGAACCACCTTGGTCAGGACCATATGAAAGATCAACAACCGTAAGGACAAAACCTTTTTGTCCGGTAACTGCATCAGTATTATTAACGAGGGTAATATATGCAGATGAAAGTTGTCCTGTAATTACTTCACCTTGTACAAAGGTTCCTGTAATTGGGAAGTAGTAAAGGTAACCTGAAGGTGACTGATCGCTGATCAACTCAGCAACTGCACCCGAAGTACCACCAATGATTCTTTCGCCCGGAGTAAATCCGCCATCTTTAGCAGCAGCAGGATTAATTTCTAGACGACCACCTTTGACTTTACCATCAACGGTAACTTCATTGGCATCAAATCCTCTAGCAACTGCACCATACTTACCATAAGAAGAGTTACCAGAAACACCACGAATTCTACCACCTCTTGTAGAGGTGTATGAAATGTGATTATAATACGTGAAGCAAGATACAATCTCAGTTGCAGCACCTCTAGTTACATAGAAACCAATACCACCATCAAGGATTTGGGTATAGGAGTCAAACACCATTGACTTGTTTGACTTAGTTGAGGTGTTATCAAAGTGTTCGTGAGTACCACCATCAAGTACAACACCTACAGCAGCACCACCAATTGCGGCACAGTTTTGAACATAAGGTGACTTAGTAATCGGTGAATTTGGATTAAGTCTGAAGTATACACCTTTAAGCGTTCCATGATCTGTGTTCTTATCATCTGGAGCATAAGGAACAAATCCAGACATGCCTTCAAATACCATATCTTTAATGGTATTTGCAGTAGACAGGAAGAACATCGTGGCTTCCTGGTTAGGAATACCAGCAGCAGTCGTGATAGACTTGTATGCATCATCATTAGATGCTACTAACATGGAACCATTATTGATTCCAGCAATTGACATATCGCAAAGAGTTCCGATTGCAGCAGTTTGAGTTGCACAATTTCCAGGATCATTAGTAATTGTATTATCAACTACTTGATTAATTACATTACCAGTTGCCCCTCCTACTGTTTCATTATTAACTACTTTAATTCCAGCATCTTTGATGATACCTAATAGAACTTGATCTTCTGCGGCAACCGTAGTAATAGCATCAGCACCACCACCAATAACAGCAGTTGCGAAAGCATGAACTCTATCATTACCACCAGATCTTACTTGAGCAGCAAGTTCTACAACAAACTCTTCCAATCTTGTGCGGACATCAGCACCAGCACCAGTAGGACTTGCACTTTGATCTGCAGTAAATTTGTAGTATGCTTCGTGAGCAAGGAAAGTTTTGTTTGCAGTTAGAAGATTTGCAGCATCAGCAGACGAATTAGAAACAGTGTTTGTCCATTTGTCTGCTGTATTCCAAGTACCACCAGTAACTTGCTGAACAGTAATAGTATTTGCTTGAGACTCTAAAATTCTAGCAGTCTTAGTTCCAGCTGAGTTGGAAACAACATCTCCATATTGGAAAGAATCTGCTGCTTGGGAAAGAACTAGATTTTGAGTAGTAGAATTAAAACCTGATTTTGGTTTAACTTTTGAAGTTCTTAGGTTATCACCAACCAAAGAAACGTGATCAGGAACTACAATCGGGAGAGTTTCTTCGTAGACACCTGCTTTGAGGTAAATTGCAATAGGATTTGTTGCACTGGGTGCGTCTGCACCAGTTAAAGTAGCAATAGTATCACAAGCATAACGTAAACTACCAAATGCTCTAGAGATTGATCTGCCGCTATTTGAATCGGAACCTTCTTTGGTTACGTAGTAAACAGCATTTGATACATTATTAGATTCCCATCTTGGTAGAATAGGTGAACCTCCAACAGTCAGAATCTGACCGCTTG